TTGAGCTTCCTCGTATTTTCCGAAAGTTGATCCAGTTAATAGGTCTGCAGCAGCTGCCGGGGCAGAAGTATTTGCAGCTTGAATATTACATAAGGCTCCAAGAGTCACATTTCCGTTAGTTACACCGTCCCAAACTCCATCCATTGCACAAGCAACGTGAGTTAAACCTTCTCCACCAGTAAATTCCTCAACAGTTATTCCTCCAAAAACATCATTATCTGCTGAGCTTGCCTCAACTGTGTTAGTTCCAGTAAGTTGCATTACAGTTCCCAATGGAATTGCAGTTGCCTCGGCGCAAACTCTATTTACAATAATTTTCGGTAGTTCTATGTTCACCCATTCGTTTGCCATGTAAAAATGTAAATAATAAACTATATAAGTATTTCGGTTATTCGGTTAACCGATTAACTTTTCTTTTTTTCCAATTCAATAGGAAATTCAGCAATCTTTTTATCACACAATTTGATAACTTCTTTCGCCATTTCTATTTGCATTTTGTTGTTCACAATTAGAAATTCATTATCTGATTTGCTTCTCTCCCAATCTTGTTTTGTTAAATCTGTTTCCATTTTAAGCAAAAGTTGTTGGATTATTGTCTGGAGTTGGATCTAATCCTGTCCCTGCATATCTCTCTTTTGCACCTTCTGCCCATTTTTCATCTTCAGTTTTTTGTTTTGGAATTTGCCCTGCTTGGCTTCTTCCATTAACTAAACTCTCAGAAGTTGCTTTTTCGATTCGTTTCCTTTCTTCTTTCATGTCCTCAAGAAGTTTTGTGTTTTCTTTATTTAATCTTTTTGCAGTTTCAATTGGCGATTCATCTCCGCTTTTTTCTTTTGTTCCAGGCTCTGGCCCTCCATTAGAATTCTCAGGTTTCTCCTGCGGTTGTGATCCCTCTTCCTTTTTTTCTGGTGTTTCACTCATAATCTCACCCCCTTTTTTTCGCTATAGAAGATGATAAATTATTTATCGCAGCGGTTAATTTTTTTAAAAGAACTTGTCGGTCATAGATTAGATAACTTACGAAAACACCCATTGCTCCGTATTGAATTAATTGGTCTTCCATCATTTTTTCATTATGTTATTTATTTTTCCTTCTTTCTTTCTATCGTCTGAAGGGGGATTATTCACTGGTTCGTTTATCTGTACTGCGTCCGGTTCAAGGCTAGCTGGAAATTCATAATTAAGTTCTATTCCTAGTTGCATTTCAATTTGATCTTCAAGGTATTTTTGGATTCTTTCTATTCTTTGTTGGAATGCTAAATAAACAATTTTTGAAGAAGCATCGGTAGCATTTTCGCTCCATCCCAAAATTATCTCTGGAACTCCACAAGCGGTTATTAATTCTCTCATTAAAACATTTAGATATTTGATTGCGTCATCTGCGTTGGGGATTGTTGCAACGTCTTTTGCTTCAAGAGTTCCTCGTGGAATTACAATGAATTCACAATTCTCATAACCAGCTTTAAGATTTGCCTCTGTCTCAGCTAATTTTGTAGGGTCATTAGTTGTAGCTTCAAAAAGTCTTAAGGGTTTTACAATTCTATGAAATCTTAAACCTAGATCATCAGTTAATTGTTTGATTTGTTTTATCAGAGATTCGACTCTTTGAGCATAAGGTTTTCCATGGATTTCATCCCCCATTCTTTGCCAAGTCAGATGAAATATTTCTTTAGGTTTAAAATCTTCTCCTACTTTGGCGCTATTTTTCCATTGTTCGTAATGATCAATTACTCCGAAAATATTTACGACAGTGCACATATTTCCTACATTCAAGGGTTTCAAATTTGTTAATCTTATTGCCTTGTCTCTTACAATTTCTCCCATAGAATCTCCAGATAATAAACAAACTCTTGTTGCATTTTCCATTACTGTGTTGAAATCGTCTTTCCCCCAGCCTTTTATCTTTTTTAATTTTTTGATTGTTTCTTCACTAGCTTCAAATCCTTTTCCAACTGCCCAAGTTGCGAGAGTGTCAATTATTGCTGCAAATATTGGGACATCCTGATAATATTTGTGCCATTTAGCAAAATCTACATTCCATTTCGTTTCATCTCCAGTTGTTCCATCTAAATCCTCAGAACCCCCATTATAAAAATCAGTTGATGGCCCAGTTGGATCTGAATAACTTGAATCATGAATTGTGCTTACAACTGCATTGGAAACATCTTTTTGTTTAATTTGTGTCATCAGCTATGGCCTCCTGCAGTTGAATCTTCAATTGCTGTTATTAATCCATTCACCACTGTTATTCTGAAATTAGTTCCATCATCGAACCATCCTGAAATTTCATTCAAAACATTTACAAAATTAACTCTATTATCTCCAGTTCGTTGCATGAATCCTTCTTCGTCTTCTACTTCAATGGTTTCAAATTGTTTTTTTGTCATTATGCTGCTTCCATGAAAGTTCTAACTTCGTCATCTTTCAACTCCCTTATATTTTCGTTTGCTAGAACTCTTAAATTTTCAATCTTCCTTTGACTTTGTAATGTGAACCCTCCGGCGGTTTCTCCATAATTGATTCCATAAATTGCTGCGAGAGTTGAAACTGTGTCGTTAAGAACATATTTTTTATTTTCTGAAAGTCCAGAATAGGCTGAGACCCAATCTTTTAAGGTGAGGGCGTTTAATTTACTCTCTGCTTGTTGAATAAAACTTGTTAATAATAATGGACTTTGAGCAGTTGCATTTGCATTTGCACCCATTTTATTAAGAACTTCTCCAAAATTTGTTAAGGTTCCAGTCTCTTCAGTTCCTCCATTTACTTGAAACATAAAATCAGTTGTTGCATCTTCTGTCCAAGTTGCTCCTGAATCTGCTGAAAACCAAACGGTTCCCCCTGTGTAACTTGGTGCACTTCCATCTGCTCTCACAGAACAAGCACTATCTGCTGAAAGAATTAATGCATATTTAGTTGCTGGTTGAAGAGTATATGAAGACATGGAAATGCTTCCCCATATTCCTGTAGCTCCTGCATCAAAAAGAGAAGCTGCTGCACTTCCAGTAGATAAGGAACTCCCAGTTGGGGCTCCTTGTGGAGTTACCGCATAAATTGAAGCATAAATCAGTCCTGCCCCTACATTTGCTATTTTAAGATCTACTCTGTCAATTATTGAAGCGATGTCTAATCCCACTGTTCCGATTGTTATTGTTTGGCATAACCAATCGTTAGAATCAAGAGTTTCTGCATAGCTCTCATCTTCTCCAGTAGTGTATTTTTCTATAACTGCCATGTGCTTTTATGTTAAAACGAGTGGACGAATAGTTTTAAATCTTTGTCTTTTGTGGCCAACCATACTGCTCTGATGATTCCTTCCACTACATGAGAGTAACTCCCATAAATCCTTCCATCATCATGTTGAATTGAACTAAGAGAGTTTCTAACTTCGTCATCATCTAAGAAATAAATCTTTTTATTTTCCATTAATGTCAAGAGATTTATGTACATTTCTTCTTTCAAAAGCTTTTTGGATTTAGTTCCCCATTCGTTTGCATCCCTGGAAGAATTGTTTAAAGCGATTGTTTTTCCTTTTGTTTGATCTTGATCCATCAATTCAGAATAAACTCCGAAACCTACGCCTCCATCATCAACTCCAATCTTTTTTAAATCATAACTTTTATCTAAAATTGTTATTCTTGTTGTTGTTTCAGTTGTATAATTTCTTTTTTCAATCACATTCTCCATTTGTTCTAGTTTTTCCTTTTCTAATTTTTCAAAAACTTCAAAGGTATTTTCATCCTTTCCAAAGCCTGCTATATCTACTCCGAGATAATGATCGTTTTTTTTATTAATTATTTCCTTTCTGGATAAAATGCATAATTCATTAATTAGATCATCATCGAATAATCTTTTTAATTCATCTGTGAATATTGCTTCATATTCCTGCGCATAAGCTAATTTGCTCATTCTTCCTCTTTGTTTTTTCAGAAATTTTTTTGAATGCCTTGGACAATCCTTTGCTGAAATATAATATTTTTTGAAGCCTTTATCTTTTGAACATTTGAAGAAGAATTTCTCGCTCCCATCCTTGTGTTTTTTTCCTGCTGGAGTTGAAGCTATATCCATGCTTCCCTTGGAAACTGAGAGCATAGGCATTGTTGCTTCGAAATATTCCTCACTCATTCTGGATCCTTCATCAATTAGCACTTTTTTAATTGTGAACCCTCTCTGACCTTGACCAGTCTCTCCTGCTGCATAACATAAAATTCCTGTGCCATTTTTAAACATCAATCTGTGCATTGTTGGTTTGTGTTTCCCAGACCATATGATTTCATCAAAATATTTCTCTTTTGCATAAGTTAATGCTTTTGTAAGCATATGTTGGGCTTGTTTTTCTGTTATTGAATTGATTAACACATAATCACCCTTTTTAAAGAGTTTTAGACATAATTCCACTGCCCTCATACTCATGGCGGTTGTTTTGCCTCCCTGACGGGTTGTTAAAAGAAAATTATCTTGCTGAGTTTCTTTTGAAAAAATATATTCTTTTTGCCACGGATCCAGGGTAAGCCATGGTCTGTAAATATCATAATCCATTTGATTTCCTGAGATCATTTTCTTCATTTGTTTTTATTTGATGACACTCTTTGCATAAAACTTGAAGATTTGAGACCTCACAAAATAACCTTCCAATATGTTCATTCCAATCATAAATTTGTCGATCTACTGGGATGACGGGGATGATATGATCCACGTTTATTTCCTCTATTGAAAATAAGAATCGACATTTTCTGCAAATGTATTTTCTCCCCCCCTTTGGGCCTCTTTCTGTTGGATGGATTGCTGCATCCCGACATTCTTTTTTTTGAGGCATATACCTACTTAATTCTCTCAGTTTCGCTCTGATTTGAGTTATTTGTTTTTTTTCCATAATCTAATATTGATTTATCCTTTTTTTTGTGTTTTTCCATCCATTCGCGTTGTTTCTTGTTTGGAATGGGTTTTAGTTTCATTATTTGAACACTTCCTCGACTTCTTGGTCGATCTGCTCTGGAGTCCCTATATTTTCGCCAAAAAACGATATTTCTCCTGCTGTTTGGAATATTTTTAATAATTCGATTCCTTTTCTCTCAGTTGAATTATTATCTAGACAGAATTGGGCCAATAATTTTTTTTTATTCAGAAAGATTTCTTTTTCTTTCATTATTATGAATCTTTTTCTGAACCAGTTTAATTTTTTTTCTAGTGAGTATTGAGTTCCCATAAATAATCAAAATCTCGAATCTTTAAATATGTTGCGGTCTCTCTTTCTAAAAGAAAAAAAAAGTAACCAAAAAAAAAGAAAAGGCTTTATAAGCAAAAGGCTAAAAGCTGTGGGGCTAAAGGTAGTTGCAGGGACACAGACACCGCCCGTCTGTTTGGGCTGCAGTTAGGAAGGGGGCTTGCTTTATATAATTTTTCCTGCGGTATCCTAGATCTACACATTTCCAAACATGCAAGATTCGCTCAAGACAAGTGTTTTATGAGTCCAAACATATATCCAAATAAGTGTTTAAAGAAGCATTTCCTTCTCTATTTTGTCTCTAATTAATGCATCCAGGGGCCCCATTTGAGGGTTTATTTAGTTCCTTTATTTCTTGAACTTCTCCCAATGAACTCTAACAATTCAAATCTACTTGTCCTTGCCTTGCGGAGGGCTGCCCTGCGGGAGGGCTCCCTCTGTGTTCTAGCTCAATTGGTGTGTTGTAGGGCAGTTGTTGGGTCTCTTTCCTTTTGCCTTAAGCTACCACAAAGCCGCAAGCCTTTTAATGCCAGCCAGCAATCCCAAGGGCTGGCTTTAATTGGGTTGCAGGCTTGCCTTAGCGTGCAAGCAGCACGCCACAGGCTTTAGCTTGGCTAGCTTGCCCGCCGCTAGCAAGCACAATCCATTATTTGCCGGCTGACTGAAGTTTGCAGACACCTGTTCGCCGTGGTTGGGAGCTGAAGAAAGCAAGGCAGCTAGCTCTGAAATATGTAAATATTGAAGAATTCACCTCGTAGAAGCCTCGGCTCGAAGGCTGCTAGCGACTGTTTTTGTTTAGCTAGCTAAACAAAGCAATGGAAGTATTTAAAGGCTTTGCTTGCCGAGGTGTGGGATATTTTTTATTATTAGTAATCTCCATTTCTTCCTAGGGCGGTGCAATATCTCCAATTCTAGCTCTTGGTGTTTTTTAGGAATATTCTCTTTTATCCAATCTTCAGCTTCTTTAATAATTGTCATGAATATGAAAAAGAGAGTAGAAGGATTCAAACCTTAAACTCTCTTTTATTCCAAGGTTACAGAGCGTTTTTACATCCGTTGCTTCCTGGAATCCCAGTCTCTCTCTGGGGTGTGGCCGAAACTGGTGTTTATCAAAGGGCATTTTACCAGCCTGCACCTTCATCTTTTCTTTCGACCTATGATCCAAGTCTTTCCTTGGTGTCAAGCTGTTTTCGTCTTTTTATACTCTGACGCACCTTGCTGTTTTAGTATACTAATCATATCAAGGCCGAAGCGAGGGGCAGGATTCGAACCTGCAATAGCCCTTATCCAACCTAGGATTCTTATGGCCTTACGCTACCCTCGCATGTTAAAAAAAATAATAATAATATGGAACAATCTAATTATTCCTTTTCCTGAATAATTGTACCAGTGCAATCTAGTTTCAAACCAATATCCTCTCCAACTCTTGAAACTATCCTCAGAAAACCTTTATCAGTAATCCATAAGATAGTGCTTTCAGCAGTTCCATCTGAATTTACTGAACTTAACGCAATTCCCTCCCCTATTTCTTCTAGCTTGAAATAAGTTGTTTTCTCAGATTTGCCTTCATTGTATACTTTGAAGTTCATTTGCTGCCCTCTGACTTCCAGTCTGCAGGCATTAGGTTTTGAGTTTCTAGCTCTTTGATCATTTTCTCTAGCTCTGAGACTTCATCGAAGTAAAGCTTTATTTGATCGTTTCCTTTTCCAAACGTTCTGCTGTTTGGTTTGGTTTTGATAATCTTCAGCTCCTCTGCTGCAGCTTCTTCTTTAGCTATTGTCTTTCCAGGTTTTCCAGTGCAGTTCACAACTTCTATTGCTGGCTCCTTTTCTGTTTCTCCGTAGATTTCTGTTATCTTAGCGAATTTTGGGTTAGATCTATCTATTTCAACTTCGAAGGTTTTCCCCACGTTGTCTTCAAGCTTTCGTCCAATCTCTTTCTCATGAATGAAGATTGTTCCATTCAAATGATGGTAAGCTTTCCCAGATGTCTTCCCAACTTTCGGAATGCAAGAATCAATTTTTATTATTTCCTTACTCATTTCGAATTAACCTTGCCAATTGAATTGCCCAGTTGTTTGAATGCATTGGAAATCCTGCTAAAATGAATGCGGCTTCTTCTGCATGTTCTGGAGTATCAAATGATATTTCTACCTTTAGCTTAGTTCTTTTGTTGCTTTCGCCTAGTAATTTTGTCTTTGTCATCGTTTAACCTCCTTATCATTATGTAAAATATCAAGAAATAGAAATTGATGAAGAGACCGAGCATCGTGTATTGTAGGAATAATTCAAAGTTCATTGCTTCGACTCCTCAATTTTGTTTACAATTCTATTGAAATAATTAGCCATACTTTCACAAGGATATGGTTTAATTAATCTCTTTACTCGACAGTAATCCTTAAATGTTATCCTTATTGTGAAGTCTTTTGTCTTTGTCATACATATTAGATGTATTACTACTATATAAGCCTTTCTATCTAGTTCTTATATTCCATAAATCCTTGGTACAAAGAAATAGTATTGTCTGCTGCTGCACTTGCCCACTGGGCAGTTAGGGTTACATCCATCGAGGCTGTTGTGTCTACATTTGCAACTGCTATTGCATGAGAAGTTATGCTATCAATGTCTAGCTCTAAATGAATTGCTCTGCTTCCTGCTGCTCCAAGTGTTCTCTGGGTAGCGTTAGCATTTATGTGCCAATGTGCTCCCACTCCCATTGCTCTTGTTGTTGGGGTTAATGTTACTAAAGTATTCCCTCCAACCTTTACTCTAAAGGTTATTTGATCTGTAGCACTTGGTCCTCCATTGGAAACAATGCCATCTGCATGGAACTTGAAGAGATTGCCTGCACATAGTGAGTTAGCTGCCATTGCTCCAGTCCAGAGTGTAGTCTCAGTAGTCGTATTAGCCACTGTAACGGTACTTACTGCAACATCTGATGTTCGATCTATTGCTTTCTGAGTTGCTACGTTAGTGACCTTTAAACGACATCCATCATATTCTACAGAACCCACTTCTGGATTTGTAAGATCTGTTCCGCTAGTAAATTTAAGAGGGGGGTTTGTTGCGGTTCCTGCTTTTATATTTAAGGATGCAGTGGGGGCAGAAACACCAATTCCCATTTCTCCAGTTGTCAAGAAACTTATTTTTTCAGCCCCAACTCCATCATAGAAAAATAATCTTCCCGCTCTATTCAAATCACTTGAAATATATCCTAAACCTCCGTAACTCATATCGGCCCCAGCTACTTGTCCATAGAATTGAAACTTACCAAGCCAATCCCCAGCATTAATATTTGCACCACTTGCTCTTGAACGTTTCATCAAGAAAGAAGGTGCTCTGTTTACATTGTCTGAATTTGATCTGTGGAATCTCCCTAAAGCAGTAGGTCCAAAAACATCTAATTGATAAAGTGGATCATCATTACCTATACCTACTTTTCCCTCAACCAACAATCCATTTGTCGGAGCTGTTTTAGTTCCTGAATAAGTTGCACCAATAACTGCAGCTCCTTCTATGTCTAGTTTGTTTTTAGGGGTTGTTGTTCCAATTCCGACGTTGCCGTCATTTTTAATCCTCATATATTCACTACCATGCCTACTAAAAGTATAATCTTGGTAAGAATTAAAGTTAGTTCTTTCTCCTCCATGGTCAATAGTAAAATATCCCCCTGCATCTGTTCTATCAGTTTGAAACACACTTCCACTTCCAGAAATATCTATTTCCAACTTTGCATTCGGACTCGTCGTCCCAATCCCAACATCCCCGTTTCTAAAATAAAAACAACTATCCATTATTTCAAACATAGTTCCATTGACTGCGGTGTCAATATCTCCTACTCTATAATATCCAGAGCTATACCAGTTATCTCCCATTTCCATCATCTTTTCATCTGCGGTGTCATAAACAACAAATGATTTGTCTGTAATTGTTGCACTAGATCCATTAACTTCTAACTTTGCCCTCGGTGTATTTGTTCCAATCCCTACACTCCCCGCATTGGTGTTGTAAATATCATTTCCATCTGCATCCCAGTGATCATTCTCATCTACATATTTTTTATTGGCAATATCTGATTCATTAACAGGTACTTTTTCAATGGTTCCTTCTCTCGTCGCTATATTTTTACGGATTGCAAAATCATCTAAGATTCCTTTACTTTGATTTGGAGGGTTTATAAATTTCTTATTTACCATGTTAATCCCAATTGATGAGAGTATTTATATTTTTCTAGAGTTGCTCGTGACGCTAATTAAAGGCCTTTGAAGTAATTTAGAAAAGATTGACTAGAGTCATCTTTGGAGAATTACGCTGCTCGAACGTATTTAACAACAACATACCGATCAGTTCCAACACCATTTTCAACATACAAATCGTGGTGATCTGTTGCTGCTGCATCAGTTCCTGCATCCATTGCTGCAACTGCGAGATCCATTGTTCCGTACCTTCCAACGATTGTAACGGTTAACTCTCCAGCTATTTAAGCGTCCTGCACTGATGTAACTAATTCCCAAGAATTAGTTGCCACAGTGGCTGATTTAGAGAAGCATATTTTAGATAAGTCTGTATCATAAACAAGGGTTCCAATTTCTGCTGCTAGAGAACGCCTCACAGTAGTGGTCATCTTAGGAAGAATTAATGCTAATGGGTTAAGAATATCTCCAGGTGAGAAAGTCATTTACTTTTTCTCCTTCTCTTTTACTTCGAATCCTGGAAAACTTTCTAGAATTTCAGCAGCGTGTTTAGCTGCGTTTTCTCTAATTACTGGTTTAAAATCTTTGTTTCCCCTATCTTTGGTCTTGTTTTCAGCGATCCCTTTATAGTGAGTGTATAATTTCTTTTGATTTTCTTTAGTCATTTTTATTTCCTTACGTTTGTTAACAAACAAGCTGCTTCTGGATCAGTCAATTCAGTCAATCCAATTTCACTTGCTCGAATAGTATATTTCTTTTGTGGATCTTTTATCACATCTACGCTTAAACTTTGAGCACTTTTCCAAGTTCCTACTTTCTTTGCCATAACAACTAGTAATTTATCCGCCGTAACAACAGGAGAAACTAATATAGTTAATCCTACAAGTTTAGCTAAAACTCCATTTTTAATTATTCCTTGAGCTTCTTTGAATGTTGGATGATTAACAACTTTTGTATTTCCCATTAACAGAGCATAATCAGTTTCATTCATTACTGCGAAACCTTGTCCGCTTGTTAAAATTGGATATCTATCGATTGTTATTTCTCTGATACAATCAAGTAAGTTTTGAACAGGGTCTCTATTTGCAACTGTTGCACTATCCCATTCTGATCCTGCAGTTATTGCTACTGTGTTTATGTTTACAGGAGTATCATTTTCAGTTATAACAGAATAGATTTCTCCATCTATTGCATTTACTACCGCATCGGTAACATCTAAAATTGTTTCATTTTGAATTGAAATGTTAGAAGTTAAAATATCTTGCCAGTAAATTACTCCTTCCCCACCATATTGTTCAATAACTCCATTTACCAAAGTGGTTCCTCTGAATACTGCAGGGAAATCTGCACCTCTTGAAATTCCTTTAATTGCGCTTCCAGTTCCAGCTGTTAAAGAAGTAGCAGTTTTTTGATAATAAGAATTAGTCCACGCACTTGTTCCAGCATTCTGTACAAGTTGTTTCATAACGTATCTTTTTGGAGCGAAACCTTTAATGTCTCTTTCCCATACTTGAGCTCTGTTGTCAGCTTCAGAAAATTGATCGACCATTTTAGTTGCAAGCTCCCACTCTAGTTCTAGTTACAGCAGCTCCACCTGTTTGAGCTTCCTCGTATTTTCCGAAAGTTGATCCAGTTAATAGGTCTGCAGCAGCTGCCGGGGCAGAAGTATTTGCAGCTTGAATATTACATAAGGCTCCAAGAGTCACATTTCCGTTAGTTACACCG